GCCGTTGCAGTCGATGGAGATATTGCGACTGTAGCCAAAAAATCGGGAGTGAGCCGTACGGCATTGAGCCTCATACTCAACGGAAAGTATGGAGCTAATCCCAAGAAGATTTTACAAAAGGTAGACAATGCCTATAGGGGGCTAAAAGATGGGATGGTGCTATGCCCTGCACTCAAAGAAGAGATCAGTGTCGGTATCTGTAAAAAATACACCCATGCCATAAAACAGCATGAGGTACTTCGGGGTCACTTATTTTCTATCGCAAAAGAGACGTGTCCCTTTTGCGCCCACTACTAAACTCTGCACAATCTCATCCAACGGGGTGGGATTTATGGAGCGTTTGGCTCACATAAAATTAAGGATAGGGATATGGAAAAAAAATGGATCGACAAACGAGGTAATGAGGTTCACGCCGATATGGTGCGTGTGGATGAGAAACTCAAAAGTGATATGCTTAGTGCTATTCTCACAAAAGTTCTCAAGGGAAAAGCGGAGAAAGAACGCGTACTCAAAGAGATTGATGATGAGATCGAAGGATATATGAACCTTTTACGTGATGTGTACCATATTCCGACGAAAGAAAACAAGGGAAACGTCACATTGGTCAATTTTAGTGGAACGATCAAAGTCCAAAAAGCAGTAAATGAAGTCATCGAACTCAATGAGAAGCTTATCTTAGCTAAAGAAAATATCGATGAGTTTTTGAAGCAAGAGACAACAAGTTCGAGTAGTGCGATCAAAACATTGGTTGCCAAAATCTTCGAAGTCGACAAAAAAGGGTCGGTCAATACCCGACAAATTCTTTCGCTGCGTTCCTATGATATTGATAACCCATTATGGAATGAGGCTATGACGCTTATTGATGAGGCGATAACCATTACGGGAACCAAGAAATATATTCGCTTTTATCATCGTCCCTCTGCTGAGGATGGGTGGGAAGCTATTGTGCTATGAAGAAGGGGATCACCAAAAAAGAGTCCTTGGCTCTTGTGATTCCCACCACCGAAGTGATACCTATTCCCCTTCTTGAGATGTTTATCCAACATCGGAAGGAACTCAAAAAACCGCTAACCCAAACCGCACTGGAACTTAACGTGCGTAAGCTGGAAAAGATGGCAGGGGAGGGAATCAATGTGATCGAAGCCGTAGAGCATTCTATTGCCAGTGGGTACCAAGGAATCTTCCCAGCTCCAAAAACTAAGGCTCCGTGGGTGGATGCACGGGACGTAAAACGCCACCAAGGTGAGCTGTTGCAAGGGGCTTTACAAGAGAATGGGTTTAACAATTTTTTTGATTACTTAACAGGAAAATAGATTTAACAGCCTCCATTGCGATGGAGGTGATTGAGTTTAATTTAAGGATTATACATGGAACTTTTTGACTTTTTAGGAAAGATGTCACTCAAAAAAGAACACTTTGATGTAGAAACGGAGCATCTTATTGCGGGGTTTCTCCCCAAGCAAATGATTAGTATATGGTATGCCGATGGGGGTAGTGGCAAGAGCTATCTCGCGTATGGCGTTGTTAAGCATCTCCTAGATAAAACCACCAACAAAGTGGTTTACATCGACCCTGACAATAGCATCAATATTTTAAAAGAGCGTGGCATTGATCGTCTCCTTATCAATCAATATCCCAATCTCACGTATCTGCACCGATCAAGTATGAATATGCAAGCCGAAGAGCTTTTAGATGAGCTTGGGGGGCGTGCGGTGGGATCGGTATATAAAGACATTGTCTTCGTCATCGATTCTCTTAAAGATGTTTTGCCCGATATGCAAAACGACCAAAAGGTAGCCAAGACCATGCGATTACTTATGAACATGCGGGACGCAGGTGCTACGGTTTTGGTGCTGCACCATACCAACAAAGATGGAAAAAACTATCAAGGTTCAAATCAAATTCGAAATTCAACTGATGTTATGTACCGGTTACATAAAAAAAGCGGATCGGATGGGACAATAAATTATTTTTTAGAGGTGCAAAAAGAACGAGCCTGCGTCGTCGACATGGGGTGGAGTCTCGATACCGAGACGTTAAATCTAACGCACTTAAGTGAAACAATTATGGCAATGAACAAGTATGAATCTGATTTTGTGTCCAAGGTTTCTATAGCTCTAAGAGAAAAGGAGCTTAGTCTTACGGAGCTTTTGAGAGCGATTGGGTCAAGCAAGAATGACAAAACTTCCCGAGGACTTTTAGATAAGTTTGATGGGGTTTTTTATCAGAGTACGGTTAAAACACATAATAAGGCACGGGCAAGGATGTTTTCTACCACAGCTGGCACAACTAACACAACTACAATAATGGGGGATAATAATGACTGAAGGGCAACAAATTTTACGCAAAAATCTCCTCGCCAAAATACACCAACACCCCTTTTGCAAAACGGCAAAATCCCTTGAGACATGGGCGGTGTTCTTGATGGAGGGGTATGGAGTGGATTCTTCTTCCAAGCTAAGTATCGATGAATTGCTTAATCTCTACAATGTTATCCAAGCCCATGCCCTACCAAAAGTGGGAGGGAAACGACAATCTCCCCCAAAAAAGGTAAAAAGCGGAGAGTCACCCTTCCTAACTCCCAAACAGGCTTATACGATCGAAACCCTATGGGAGACAAAATCACGGGAGAAAACGCCCCATGCTCTTATGCAGTTTGTCTATCGGATTACGGGAAAATTCTTCCTCACCCTAGAGGCTCTTTCCAAAAAAGAGGCTTCGGCAGTAATAGCCGCTTTGGGGAGGCTATAGATGTTTTGTCCACGCTGCGCTTATCCGAAAACCGAAGTTAAAGGAACCATCAAGGGGCAAACCAATGCGCGTTTTAGAGTATGTCCCCGTTGTGGATTCACCTTCCAGACCATCGAAGCCATACGCTTCGATGACTACTGGAAGGAGTACGCCCGCAGTAGCGCAGAAAATGACCAACACATACCCAATCCCGAGGAAAAAAATTAACTAAGGATTTTTTCAATAGCATCTTCTAAATAACGTGTCATATCCTCCTTGAGTGTTGGTTCAAGGTCTCCTGCTTCATTTATGGGCAAAAACGGCCGTTTTGGAATCGTCGTTTTACCCCCTCTTCCTGCTTTGTCCGTCCCCTCTTGATGCACTATCCCATACCACGCGCTGTTGTTACTTACGACGACTACCTCTGAAGTGGCATTAACCACCCATTTATCACTAAGATTTCCCTCATCCCTTAATACTAGGGTGCTTTGACCTTCTTTGCTCTTCTTCCGTGGATCCCATGTATCCCCAAAAGGGCTTTGTTGGGATGCAAAACTCTCTTCGATAGAATTAAGCACCATTCCCCCTAGGGTATTCATCTTCTTTTGCATCTGCGCACCTGCTAGAGTGTTTCGTAATTGGGCTAGTTTCGCATTAATGGTCTCGACTCCTGTAATTTCCAGCATGTTATTTCTCTCTTCCCTGTCAATTTTTCCTTGGGGTATTTGGGGTGTATGGTATACTTGTGTCAGTGGATAGCAAATACCGTGGCAGTATACGGCAAGCAGTGAGACCTCTGCTTGGCAAGCCTTTGAGAGGGTTATACGGTTTCCTCTTATCTATCACCTCTGCATCAAGATTGGTCATCTTGATACCTCTTCAAATTTCGATAACTCTTTTATCCATCGGACAAAATCTTTTAATTGGTTCGCTCGCACTAAACTCACGACATAGACTTCATCGGTTTTGGGGATATTTTTGAGGGCTACCCTGTAATATTTCCCCAATTTTTTAATGATAATGTTCGTAGTTTCTTTTTGAACAAATATCCGTCCATCCAGCATGGCGGGTATGAGGCTGTATTCAAACGCCCCTATTTCAGGGTGGTGACCATGTGATCCTACCGTGTCGCTACTGAGCAAAAGCCTTTTTTCGCTGCCAAAGAGTGCCGTTGTTCCCATCTGAACATTCATCCGTTCTTGGGTAGTAAAAAGCTCTTTGATGGCTTTAAACGTAGCGGTTCGTTCGTGTAGCGTTTTTACATCAGATATGTACGCTTCTTTTGCCTTATCACTAAAACTTTTGGGGAATCCTTTTGATTCCAGTGCGTTTACTTTGTCTTGATACGTCTTAAGTGTCGTGTCGGTCTTGCCTACGTGATACGCCCAGTCTTTGTCGGCAATCGTAGGCAAAGTCCCCTCATAGGGGGTAAGGTTGCGTCGCTTCATCTCGAATCTTGTTAGGGAGCTTACCTTGCATCGGCATTTCCATCCATTGGGTGGATAATTCTTGCTCCACCACGGGTCATTTTTTGGCAATATTATCCCATTTCGAGCGTTGTGGGTGGGTCGTGTGTGTTGATCCAAAATAGCGTCATAACGCAAATATTCGGCATCACTCTCCATCTGTGCGGCATATCTACCCTTGGCGTAGCTAGTACGCATATTGGTTTCATAGATCGTCCGCAACCGTCGTGACCCCACCGTTATCTCTTTTACCTCACCCGTTAAGGGGTTAATGGCTTGGGTCTTTCCCCACCACCCTTTTGTCTCCAGCGTTGGCTGAATATTCTTTTTCCACGTCTCAAAATTCTGTCCCCTCTGCATCGCATCGACCAAACTGCTATGAATGTCATTTAGAAGATCAAGACGGGTAATTTTGGCGACGGTGAAGGCTTTGTTGTGGGCTTCATGGAGTATTTCATCATAATCAAAATGGAATTCAGGGCGTTTGGCTTTAAAATACGCTATCGCATCTATGGGCGGTGTAGTAAAATTAAACGCTCTTACCATGGATCACTTGATCCCAAAAAATAGGTTTGCGGCTACGGCTCCAATAGTTCCGATGACACCCCACACCAATTTGGAAAGGATTCCCTCGAGATTGGCAATCCGTCGCTCATGCTCTTGCTGGTGTGCTTCGTATCGAACTAATTCTTTGAGCGTGGTCGCAATGTCTTTGACCGCTTGGGCAATTCCGCTTACTTTTTCCTCAACTTTTGCTAGTCTTTCCTCTGTCAACATGCCACCCCCTTAGATAATAGCGTTAAAATAGCGTTAAACTCTTCCGTACGCTTCGTTTTTTGTTTTTTCGATAACTTACCCGTCTTCACTAAAACGCCCTTCTAAATCAGAGTTAAAGAGCGTAGCGATAAATGCTTCTTCTAACTCATCCATGCTCGTATCGGGATAGGCTTGCAGTAATGCTTCAAACGCTTCTTCAAAATTGGTCGCTTTTTCGACGATGGTTTCTAGCTCTTTTTTTATTTGAATTTGGTTTTGATTAAGCATGTTTTTAAACGCGCTACTGGATAGAGCGGCGTCTATCTTGTCCAAGGGTTTACCCATGGAATTCTCAGAACGATAAAAGCGGGCATTTTGTCCTAACCCTCCTTTTTTTTGCAGTGGAAGATCAAACTCTCTGCTTAAGTCTTCAATGGACATCTCTGCTCCCATCCCGTAGAGGATTTGAAGGGTCTGCGCCCTTTGGTAAAGGTCGGTATCTGTCTCATACTGTATGGTGAGATTACAATCCAATCCTATTGCCGCAAACGTCTTATTGACGCATCGCTGCGCGTATTTTATGTCCTTTCCGACAATCTCAAGACGTTGATCCTCGTGAACCTTCGCCATTGCCAGTGATCCTGTATCCCCAACATTAGAACTCAAAACATTTCCATTGATCACTTTGGAGATCTCTGCGTCACAGTAGCTAACGAAGGTAAGAAAGTCGGCTTGATTCCCTCGTCCTTCGAGTACCTTTAGGGTATCCTCTTTGCCAAGCACGGCAAAATCACCACTTTTTAATCGTGACAGTGCTTCTGCGATGGATTCTAATGTCTCTGAATCCGAGCTAGAGGCGTTGGCAATAAGGGGAGGAATTCCTAGAAATTCGGTAAATTTAAGAAAGTGAGATAAAACAAAATGTTTTGCGTAGACAATCCATAATAATTTAATGAGTAATGGTTTGCGATGGAAGAGAAAAAACCGAGGGGGTTTTGGCTCAAATTTTTTGCCATTTATCGATAGGAGAAGGGTTCCCTCTTCATAAAAATAAAATTCTTTGTCAATCCTCTTGAACGAAAGGTTGTTATTTCCATCAAGATAAAGCTCCACTAGCCCTACCCCATAGATCGACGCATCTAAGGAGGCTAGGATGATGGCTTCGATTGATTCATTATATTCTTTCCCCAAGGCGTGCGTGTAAAAGCGATTCTCAATCGTACTGATCCGCTTTTCAACTTCGGAGCCAACTGAGCTGTCTTTGTCCTCAATGAGTGAGAACAGGGGCAATAGTTGATCGGGTGTTTTTTGGGTAAGTGCTGCACTGATGCGACCACTGGTGAGCTGTGTGTAAAAGGAAAGGTCGGTTTTTGTGTACGTCCCTTCATGTTTGAGTGATTGGTAGAGTTGCTTTGGTATCATTTTCTTCCTTGTAAAAAATTATCTAAAAATATTTTTTTGTGTTTCAGGCTCTCAAGTGTCCTTTGGGCTTCTTGGTAATCAAACCCTTTTTGATTGCCGATAAAATCCTCAAAATAAAGAGCCAACGCCACTGCCCAAAACCTATCGGCATGTCCGTTTTCGTTGCGGTCGGCATCGTAGAGGAATCCCCTCGCCCCTGCACGGCGCTTGATGGCGTGGAGGTCGGCGATGAGGAGTGGGTCGTTGGGGATGAGTATCTTCCCATCCTCAAACGCCTTTTTGAGATTGAGTGCCATCTTCTCCTTGGATGCAGCGGTGAAGAGGACTTCGACGGCTCTCCTGTGGTACTTTTTTCTCATCCCCTCTGCTAGATCTGCCCCTATCCCCGTAGCATCTATCCTCACCATTGCATTGGGGTGGGTGTCGAGGAAATCCCCCAAGGCGTTCCTTTGGGCATCAAACGAGGCTTTGCGGAGGGTCTCGTAGACACTGAGGGTGTGCCGTCCCTCACGCAACGCAAAGGCGGTGAGGACGGAGAGGTCTATTTTTCGCCCGATATCGTACCCTGCTCTGAGTGGCTCATGAGGTTGAGAATAGACACGAAGGGTATCATCGACACAGCTTTGGATGAGGCTTACGGGGAGCAGGGCTGATTCGTCATCGACAAACATACACTCATACATCATTGCCCAGCTATCGTGATCGAAGAGATCACGAAGGACCTCTCTATCAACATCAAGCCCATCGGCTACTGCGTCGTGGATAGAGGTGGTGTGACGGCTGAACATATGGTACTTCGTCTCATCACGGACAATCTTCTCAAAGAGTGCATTTTTCTCAAATGGTGTAGAGAGTATCGTGGCTCTTGCCCTCGTCTCCCCTGCTTTGACGCTTGTGATGGAGGGGGCGAAGGTTTCCCATATTTGTTTTTGGTTGGTGTACCACGCAAACTCATCCATCCACACCGAACCACTAAACCCCTGAATCGTTCGGAAGTTGTTGGCGAAGATGTGGATGGTCGTCCCTACTGGGGTGAGTATATTCGACCGTGAGCCACCGAGTGCGATGCCTAGCTTCCCTGCGTGTACGGTGATCTCTCCATACCACTTCATCGCCTGCTCCTCTGAAGCGGAAATGATCAGCTGGTCAAGTCCCCCCATAGCATCGGCTAAGCACTCCCCACTACACCCGTATGTCGCCCCAATCTGACGAGACTTGAGCCAGACACGAAAACGGCTAGGGTCACGGATGAAGTTTTTTTGGTACTCATAGAGTCCATAGTCGTCGTGAAGCATTATCTCTTTGAGCTTCGTTACATTTTCGCTGAACGTAACGGTGGGGAGGGGTTTGTTTCTCTTTTTTGTCCCTAGCGTCTTCACCTTGGCTACGGCGTTGACGAGCATCGCTATTTTGCGAGTGTTTGCCTCTGTTGGTTTTCGTTTGGCGAGGGTGGCTATTTGTTTTTCGAGTGGGTCGGTGTCGATCCCTTTGCACCAGTTGCGAATAGTCCGTTCGGTGATACCCATTTGGGTAGCTATCTCGCTGATGGGGAGGCCTTGTGTGGCGAGGCGTCTTGCTTTGTTTTTTGTCTCTTTGTTGTACGCCACACCCACCTCCTAATGTTTTGGGTGAAGTATATGGAGGTTTGGGGAGAAAGTCACTCTATATATCGGTATATGGAGTGACTTGATTCTCTAATCCCCCTAAACTGTCACTATCCAAAGAGTCCAAAAAAAATGGAGGTATCGTGAAGAGACAAGGGAAGCTCAAAAATGTGCTCGAACTCAACTTCAAACAAGGGGAAAAGGTCAAGCTCTCCCCCGTGGGTGAGGTGACGGGGCTGGATGGGAGGATGTTTCGTATCGACGGCGAGGCACTCGTGGCGAGTATATCCGCCAACGACATACATATACCACTCGACGAAAACCATAGCTTCGATGAGGCGGTGGGGTGGTTTGATAAAACAAGCTTTGAACTCCGAGAGGATGGCATCTACGCCTCACTCGAACTCAACACTAAAGGGGTGGAGCTAAGCGAAGATAGACGGTACCGATACCTCAGCCCCGTCTATGAGATGGGGCAAAATAGCGTAGTGGTAGGACTCGATAGTGTCGGGTTCGTCAACCGCCCAAACCTCCTCAATCAAGAGATCAATACAAAAGAGAAGGAAAAAGAACCAATGACACCAGAAGAAAAAGAAGCGCTCAAGGCGGAGATTTTAGCCGAACTCAAAAAAGAGGCGACACCTCCAGCCCCAGAGACTCCAGAGACAGAGCAAAACAGCAAAGCAATGCTAGATGATATCAAAGCCATCAAAGAGGCTCTTATGGCTACCAACAAAAAGCTCTCCCTCCTAGGGCAACCAACGGAGCTTGAGGCGAACGCACAGACGGTGCTCACCGAAAATGACAAAAAAGTAGTGGCGATGCTAGGCATCACGCCTGAATCCTATCTAAAAACAAAAAAGGGCAATTAATGGCACAGTTCGAAGAGACTTCTATTGGGTTTAAAACGATTTTTCAACAAACCTTTAATGATACGGGGGGAGGGGCAAAAGATCATGCGACACTGGTTAATTCTGCTAACCTAAGTGAGAAGTATGTTTGGCTTGGGAATTTCCCTAATGTAACCGAATGGGTCGGGGATCGGGATGTAAAGACATTGACCGACTTTGGCTATTCGATTGTGAACAAGCCCTTTGAACAAACGATTACCGTTTCCCTTGATGACATTAAATATGATCGTATTGGGGTTCACACGGCGGCTATTGCACAGCTTGGGCAAAATGCTAAGCTCTTCGGGGCGGAACTTGTTGCCAGTGTTATCATTGATGGACATGCGAAGCCCTGTTATGATGGAAAAAACTTTTTTGCCGTTGACCATCTCGTAGGGGAAACGACGTATGCCAACCGATTCGTCGGAGAGCTTACCGAAGCGAATCTTTTGGCGGGTATTACGCACTTACTCTCGATCAAAAACAGTGCGGGTAAAACGATGCGAGTAAAAGCAACTAAACTAGTAGCAGGACCGCTTCAGCTCTCGACGCTCATTAAGCTTATTGATTCGCCAACGCTTTCCGCTGGGGTGGCAAATCCGTGTTATAAAATCATTGAGTACGAAATTCTCCCCGAAATTACGGATAAGGCATGGTTTTTAGAAGACCTTTCAAAAGTTATCAAACCGTATATTCTTCAAGTGGCGGTTGATGGGGAATTTGAAGCCTCGAATAACCACTCCTTTATGAAGAATGCGGCACTTTTTGGAACGAAATCCTTTATGAACGCTGGGTATGGACTGTGGCAATTGGCGTGCCGCTTTAGTGGTACGGCTACGGATTTGTGATGACACTCAAAGAGTCTCTTGAGCTTCGCGCTAAAACGTCACTCCTAAACCCCATGGAAGTGACCCAAGAGGTGCTATTGCACGCTAGCAACGAAGCGATTGAACTGACGCAAGGGAAAAATATCTCGCAAGCGATGCTTTTGGACATTGCTATCGTACGGCTAAAGCTTTGGCTTAAAGCTGAGGTTAGCGAAAATGAGATGACGTTGTATCACCAAGCCATGAAACTTGCCATGGCTACCCCACTGATGAAATCGGATGGGGAGATTATCCGAGGTATCCGTTTTGGACACAAACGCAGTGAACAAGACGCATTTGATGGGCTTTACAACTTTATGACGCGTTTGGGAAAATATAATGAGGAGGGGAACGAATGAGTTACGGTGAGGTGTTTGTTGCCGTAAGCTCTATCTTTACAGAGGCTATTGTTATTGCCCATCCCTCACAAATAAACCAAGTGGGAAACTATCTCCTATTTAATGGGGCGAAACCCGCTTCTAAAAATGGAGATACGATTAACTACCTCCTTGTGATGGTAGCCAGTTCGTACACGGGGGAGAATGGGCTTATGGATATTGTTGATGAAATGCGCAAGCGGATCACAACAAGCCCCTTTGCCTTTTCGCTTGTCTCTGTTCGTCGCGCGGAGCTTAACGCGCCAACCTTATACTCTGTGGCTATGGAAATAGCCATTGGGGCAACTTTTGACTAAGGAAAAAAAATGGCTAAAAAGGTATATGTATCCCAAAAAGTGAGTGTTATCGCTGGGAAATTCCTCCCCATTGGGGAGATGATCGAATTGGAAGAGGTGACAGCTAAAGTATATGTTGAGAATGGCTTTTTAAAAGAAGCTGTGAAAGAGGACTAAATGGTAAACCTAGCCAACATGGTAGGGACGATTAGTGAAGTTTCGCCCTCCACTTCGTTGGCGCGGGTGGACTTGGGGAATCGTACGACGGACTGGATCCCAATTCTTATGGTAGCCTCCCCGTTTAAACGCCATTTCATCCCTCTTGGTGTGGGGGAGCAAGTGGCGGTTTTTGGTGGGGTAGATGCGGGGTTTGGCATCCGAGGGATGTTCAGTGACGATAACCCCGAACCCAATGGAAGCGGAGAGAATGCAGAGGTGATCGAATATCAAAATGGAAACACGATCATTATCGATCTTGCTGCCAATACCGTGACAGTATCGGGGTTCCATCTCATAGTCAAAGGAAATTCTACGATCAATGGCGACCTTATCGTCAACGGAACGATCACCGACAGTGTCGGAGTCCTCACCGATCATACCCATACGGGGGTTATGAGCGGTGGAAGCACCACAGGGGGGAGAAAGTGACGTATTTGGTCTCTATTGTCGAGAGCATTCAACGTATACTTGAAACACCTTTGGGAACTCGGGTGATGTTGCCCACTTTTGGGTCAAAGATGTATACGCTTATCGATAAGCGCGTAGATGGAAAGTGGAAACTACGCCTCATTTCCTACACGTATCAAGCCATTAAAAAGTGGGAACCACGGGTGAAGCTTAAAAAAGTCACCCCTACTGTCTTGGGTGATGGAAGGGTGGCCATCTTGCTAACACTGGAAATTGTGGAAACAAAAAAAGTGGTCGAGGAGCGTTTTTATGTTGCCTAACATCCTTGAGGAGATCGATTACGAAACCCTCAAGCGTGACACGCTAACGTATTTAAAACCGTTTATCCCTGATGTTTCTCTTTTGGAGAGTGATGTCGCTATGCTTATCATCGAGGCGTTGCTCTACCGTGATATTCTCTTGCGTGCGCGGATTAATGCGAGTGTTCGGGCATCGTATCTCTTCACGGCTACTGGAGAAGATTTGGATGCTATTGCTTTTGGATATGGTGTTAACCGACTAGAGGGAGAAGGGGACGAGGCACTACGGAATCGTTGTGTTTTGAGTCTCTATCGCTTCTCTACGGCAGGATCACGGGGGAGTTATGTCTACTGGACAAAAAGCGTCTCCTCTTCTATTGGTGAGGTAACGATACTAACCCCTACATCTGGGGTGGTTGAGATTGTTTACGATGCTGATGATGATTTTAGTGATGCTGTTTTTAAGGCGTGCAACGATGAGGCTGTCCGACCGCTATGTGATACGGTTAATGTCACTCGTGCCAGTCGGAGTATTACGGATATAGTGCTATCCATCACCCTGCTCAATGGCGTTTCCCTCATCCTGACGCGGAATACCATCCTGCAGGCTTTTAGTTCACTTAAACTTGGGATAGGGGTAGATTTGCCTCTTTCTACGATTTTTAGTACGGCATCTGTCACGGGAATTTATAAAGTTGTCATCATGAACTTGTCGGATGATATTGTTGCCGATGATCGGACGATTATCGTCCCGAATATCATTTTTAATTAAAGAAAGGAATCCTAATGGCTAGTCAGTATGGCGTTAACACGCGGGTAACTTCGGAAGCTGCGCGCGCGATTCGTATCGCATCTAGTACCCCTATCGCGGTGGTCGGTACGTATTTTAGTTCGACGGACACAAAAACAAAGACCGAGTACTATGGAAGTGCTTCGGATGCGTTGACCGCATTTAAATTTTTAGAAGGGACGGTAAAAGAGGCACTCATTGGGATTGATGATCAAAATGTCTCTTGTCCCATCATCGTCAAAGCGATTCCTATCGCACATACGGATGTGAAAGCAGAGGATTTTTACGGTTCCCCTGTACTCAAAAGTACTATCATCACTGAAATCAATGCCCTTAAAAGCGTGGCCGCGCTTTTTAGTGTAAAACCCAACCTTATCATCGCTCCTCGATTTAGTCACGATCTTGCGGTAGCCACGGCAATTACGTCCGTTGCCGATCGGCTCTTGGCCTTTGGGATCGTTGATCTTAACTGCAATGATGAGGCTGGGGCGATGCTTGCTAAAAACAATTTTGGAACGTCCCGTGTACTGCTTCGCGATCCCTATGTAAAAGTATGGGACACCACATTAAATGCTGAGGTATTGCAACCCGATTCAGCACGGGTGGCAGGGATGATCGCATGGACGGACGGACAGTGGGAATATGGGTTTGCGGATAGTTTTTCAAACCGTATTATGAATGGTATCGTAGGGACGGCGCGTGCGGTAGAGTTTGCCGCGGGTCAAGACTGTGAGGCAGATCGGATGAGAACCAACGGGATTGGAACGCTTATTAATTACAAGGGATGGCGCACATGGGGAGGGGAAACTACCGACATTGATCCTATTTGGCAAGATCATACTCGCGTACGCATTTTTGATCGCATTAGTGAAGCGGCACTGAATGGTCTGTTTTGGGCGATTGATCGACGGGCAACTGATGTGCTTAAATCGGTAAAAGACAGTGTAGAACAATTAATCTTAGCCCTAAAGGGCGCGGGAGTGATGATTGGGTATGAGGTATTTTGGGATAAAAATCAAAATACTAAGGCAAACATCACAGCAGGGAAATTTTATCTAAAAGTACAAGTACAAAATTCCCCTATCGTTAAACGCCTTGAAGTGAATTTCAGCTACGTGGATCGCTATGGCGATGTACTAATGAAAATGATAGCTTAACAACAGGAGGTAAATGATGGTAAATCGAAAGTCTGAAGCATTTAATAATGCGTCTATTTTTATCGAAGGTCTTGGCTTTATTAGTAGCGCTGCAAAAGGAAAACTCCCTGACCTGGAGTTTGTACAGTATACCCACACCAGTGGGATGGCAGAGCATACAATTGATACAAGTGTATTAAAGCAGATGAAGGCGACGTTGGAGCTTATCGAGGAGAACCGTGTTTATGCTCAAGCCCTCTCCCGTCGAAAAAACGAAAAAACGGTTATTTGGATTAAATACGAGAGTAACGCTAAAAAAATCGTTGTGACCCTTATGGGCAATATTACTAAGCTTAATGGTGTCGATGTCGAAACAGGCAAAGAGAATAAACAAACCATGGAGATTAGTATCAGCTTTTATAAAAAAGAGGTTGATGGGAATACGGAGCTATTAATTGACGTCGACAACCTGATCTGTGAATTGGGTGGCGTGGATATTTGGGCGGACTCACGCGCGTTTATCTTCGGGTAATGCGTTACATTTAACACATAAAGGAAAAAAAATGTCAAAAGAAAACAAAGATATTGAAAAAATTGAAAAAACCGAGGAAGAGTTAAAAAAAGAGGCACGCGAAGCGGAGGTTAAGCGTAAAACCTCCGCCTTTAGCATGACGACACTTGATGATTGTGTTATTACCATGCGCCCACCCAAAGGGTTTGATCTTCGTGCGGTTAGTCACCTCAGTGAGGGAGAGCAAAAACTCGCCCTCATTGGAAATTTATGCAACTTAACGCAAAAAGAGATG